GCCGCTCCTGTGAGCCACATCTGGTACTTCAAGGGCATCCCCAGCCGCATCGGCCTGATGCTGGACATCAGCCCCCGTCTGCTGGAAAAGGTGCTGTACTTTGCAAGCTATATCGTCACCGATCCCGGTCTGACCCCGCTGGACAAGAAGCAGCTGCTGACCGAGAAGGAATACCGCGAAATGTGCGATCGCTACGGCGACGAGTTCGAGGCTGCCATGGGCGCTGAGGCTGTCCAGACTCTGCTGAAGGAGATCGATCTGGATCAGTTGAGCGCTGAGCTGACCGCCGAGGTGGAGAAGTCCTCCGGCCAGAAGCGCGTGCGCATCCTCAAGCGTCTGGAAGTTGTCGAGGCTTTCCGCATCTCCGGCAACCGCCCCGAGTGGATGGTCATGGACGTGCTGCCCGTGCTGCCGCCTGACCTGCGCCCCATGGTCCAGCTGGACGGTGGCCGTTTCGCCACCTCCGACCTGAACGATCTGTACCGCCGCGTCATCAACCGCAACAACCGTCTGCGCCGCCTGCTGGAGCTGGGCGCTCCCGACATCATCGTGCGCAACGAGAAGCGGATGCTGCAGGAGGCTGTGGACAGCCTGATCGACAACGGCCGCCGCGGCCGTCCGGTCACCGGCCCCAACAATCGTGCACTGAAGAGTCTTTCCGATCTGCTGAAGGGCAAGCAGGGCCGCTTCCGTCAGAACCTGCTGGGCAAGCGTGTTGACTACTCCGGCCGTTCCGTTATCGTCGTCGGCCCTGAGCTGAAGATGGATCAGTGCGGTCTGCCCAAGGAGATGGCTCTGGAGCTGTTCAAGCCCTTTGTCATGAAGGATCTGGTGGAGAAGGGCATTGCCAACAACATCAAGTCCGCCCGCAAGATGGTCGAGCGCGCAAAGCCCGAGGTCTGGGACAGCCTCGAGACCGTCATCAAGGGTCACCCCGTGTTGCTGAACCGTGCACCTACCCTGCACCGTCTGGGTATTCAGGCCTTTAACCCCGTGCTGGTGGAAGGCCGTGCAGTCAAACTGCACCCGCTGGCCTGTACCGCATTCAACGCCGACTTTGACGGCGACCAGATGGCAGTCCATCTGCCCTTGAGCGAGGACGCCTGCCGTGAGGCTAAGATGCTGATGCTGGCTTCCGGCAACCTGCTGAAGCCCTCTGACGGCGCACCTGTTACCGTGCCTACGCAGGATATGATCCTGGGCAGCTACTACCTGACCACTGTCCGCGAGAACGACGAGGGCGCAGGCAAGGTGTTCCGTGATGAGAACGAGGCTCTGATGGCTTACGCCGAGCACGTCATCACCCTGCACGCACCCATCAAGGTGCGCCGCACCATGACCATTGACGGCGTGGAGCGCACCGGTCTGGTGGATGCCACCGCCGGCCGCATCATCTTCAACAATCCCATTCCCCAGAACCTGGGCTATGTGGATCGTACCGATCCCGAGCACTGGCTGGAGTACGAGGTCAGCTTCCGCGTGACCAAAAAGACCCTGCCCGAGATCATCTCCCGCTGCATGACCCGCAACGGCACCCGCAAGTGCGCTAAGATGCTGGATGCCATCAAGGCACAGGGCTATAAGTACTCCACCCTGTCCGCTATCTCCGTGGCTGTGTGCGATGCTGTGATCCCGCCCCAGAAGCAGGAGCTGATCGCCGAGGCCGATAAGGAAATCGCCAAGGTCGGCAAGCTGTTCAACCGTGGTCTGATCTCGGATAACGAGCGTTACAACAAGACCATCGATATCTGGCAGAAGACCACCGATAAGGTCTCCAAGGCTCTGGCAGACAACCTGCCCAAGGACAACGAGATCTATATGATGGCAGACTCCGGTGCTCGTGGTTCTATGAACCAGATCAAGCAGCTGGCCGGTATGCGCGGCCTGCTGGCAAACACCGCCGGTCACACCATCGAGATGCCCATTCGTGCAAACTACCGCGAAGGTCTGAACATTCTGGAATATTTCGTTTCTGCCCGTGGTGCTCGTAAGGGTCTGGCTGATACCGCTCTGCGTACTGCCGACTCCGGTTACCTGACCCGCCGCATGGTCGATGTTTCTCAGGACGTCATCGTCCGCGAGATCGACTGCGGCACCACCGATGGCCTGTGGGTCTCTGAGATCCACGAGGGCAAGGAGAAGATCGAGAGCTTCCGCGAGCGTCTGATTGGCCGTTTTGCCGTGGGCGATGTGGTCAATCCCATCACTGGCAAGGTTATCGTGCCCGAGGGCAAGATGATCGACCTGTACGATGCCAACGAGATCGAGGCAGCCGGTATCACCCGTCTGAAAATCCGCAGCCTGCTGACCTGCCGTGCAAAGACCGGCGTCTGCGCACGCTGCTACGGTTCCGATATGGCCAACGGCGAGCCGGTCCGTCTGGGCGAGTCTGTCGGTGTTATCGCCGCAGAGTCCATCGGCGAGCCCGGTACTCAGCTGACCATGCGTACTTTCCATACCGGCGGTATCGCATCTGCCGAGGATATTACACAGGGTCTGCCCCGTGTTGAGGAGCTGTTCGAGAGCCGCCGTCCCAAGAGCATGGCCATCATGAGCGAGATCTCCGGTGTGGTCTCTCAGGACGACACCAAGAAGAACGTGGTCATCAAGGTCACCGGCAAGGACGAGAACGGTGCTGAGGAAGTCAAGAGCTACTCCATCCCGTTCACTCAGCATTCCCGCGTGATGCCCGGCGACCGCGTGGAGAAGGGCGACATCATCACCCGTGAGGGCGTGCTGTACCCGCAGGATATTCTGGCCATCAAGGGTCTGGAGGACGTGCAGAACTACCTGATCAACGAGGTCCAGAAGGTCTACCGTCTGCAGGGCGTTGAGATCAACGATAAGCATATCGAAGTCATCGTCCGTCAGATGTGCCGCAAGGTGCGTGTGACCGACTCCGGCTCCTCCAACCTGATCGGCGGTGCCTTGGCAAGCCGTCTGGAGGTGGAGAACATCAATGCCGATCTGCAGAAGCGCATTGATGCAGGCGAAGAGGGCCTGAAGCTGGTAGAGTATCAGCAGGTGCTGCTGGGCATCACCAAGGCTGCTCTGGCCAACGATTCCTTCCTGTCTGCTGCATCCTTCCAGGAGACCACCCGCGTGCTGACCGAGGCTGCCATCAAGGGCAAGGTCGACCCGCTGTCCGGTCTGAAGGAGAACGTCATCATCGGTAAGCTGATCCCCGCCGGTACCGGTCTGCCGGAGGTGCGTGAGGATCTGAAGAACCGTGAGGCTGAGCGCGATGCCGAGATCGCAGCCGAGCTGGCTGCCTCCGCACAGTAAGCGCGGCATCTGTCAGGACCTGATCGGTTAAACAAAACCGCTCCGTGGGCGAAAGCCTGCGGGGCGGTTTTTGCGTGCCAAAGGCAGCGCAGCAGGGGAGGGAAAAGGCACTTTTTCTGCCAAAAACTGTCTGAAAGAAAAAATCTGGAATAAATACAAAAAAATTGCTGAATTTGTAAAATAAACGCAAGAGAAAACGCAAGAGAAATCTTAGCGGATTCTCTTGCGTTATTTTTTTGCGCATTTTTCAGGAAAGCGAGGGGACAGGAATGGCAAAACACATGACGCAGGATGACCGCAAGGTGCTGGAAGCTCGGTACAATGCCGGACAGAGTGTTGCCGGAATCGCCAGGGCGATGAGCTTCAACTATTCCACCATCTATAAGGAACTGAAGCGCGGCGACACTGGAAAGATGGATGCCAATGGTCGCGCAGGATATAGTGCAGAGCTTGGGCAGCAGCGGTTATACAACGCAAAGCAGCGGTTCAGGTATCGGGCGGATTGCCCGGCGGAGTAAGGCATGGGAGAAGTGTTTAAGCTGAACCATTGCTATAACATGGACTGCCTGCCGGCAATGGAACTGTTCCCGGATAATTATTTTGATTTGGCGGTTGTGGATCCACCGTATTTCTCTGGCCCGGAACGCAGAGGATTTTACGGATCAAAAGTCAGCAAAATAGGCGTACATCGTGACTACCCCGTCTCTCCTGCTTGGAGTAAACCAGAGCCGGAGTATTTCAAGGAGCTGTTTCGAGTGTGCCGCCACTATATTGTATGGGGCTGCAACTATTTTGACTACCAGTTTTCTACCGGACGGATCGTGTGGGACAAGTGCAATGGAAATTCTAGCTTTTCAGATTGCGAGATTGCGGCGACAAATTTGTTTTCCTCAGTGAGAATGTTCCGGTATATGTGGTCCGGCATGATGCAGGGAAAAAGCATCACAGAAGGCGACACCATGCAGGGAAACAAGAGCTTGAACGAAAAGCGAATCCACCCAACGCAGAAGCCGGTTGCTCTTTATGACTGGATTTTCAAAAACTATGCAGAGCCAGGACAGAAGATCCTTGACACCCACCTTGGAAGCGGAAGCAGCCGCATAGCAGCATATGAGGCAGGGCTCGGCTTTATCGGATTTGAAATTGATCCGTTCTATTTCCAGTTGGAAGAAGAACGGTTTTCTGAGCACACAAGTCAAACAAGCCTGTTTCACATGGAGGGAAAGAAAAAATGATTCTTGAAAAACTTCACAGAGCAATCAACAACTTCAACAAGACATTCAACTGGCGGCGCTTCCGCCGCGATGCGCTGCACCTGGGAGAAAGCCTGCTGGTGTTCGGCGTGCTGTATGGCATTTTTTCAACCCTGATCTGGGGTGTCTGCTGGCTGTTCAAAATCAATTACAATCCAGATCTCATTGCCGTTGCATGGGCAGTGCCGGTGTTGCTGGACACTTTGGTCAAAAAGGCTTATGACTGGAACAATGAAGTCCGGGACTGGGATTGAGAGGTGGGAACGACCTATGGATGAAGCAACAAGAATCTCGCTGAAAGACCAGTTCAACAGCCTTTTAGTACGGGCTATTGAGGGTAGGCGCGGCGGTATGGCACTGATGCGGGTGCTGGAAGAACTGGACTTTTACAATTCCCCGGCCAGCGCGAAGCATCACCTGAATGTCCCCGGCGGTCTGGTGCTGCATTCTCTCAATGTGGCAAGAGCTGCCCTGGAATTATGCGACAAGATGCCGCAGTTTGCAAAATGCAATAAGGACGCAGTCTTGACCGCCGCGTTACTCCATGATGTTTGCAAGGCTGGGCAGTACATCAAAAAGCCGGATGGCAGTTACCGTTATGAAGATAGTCACTTGATGGGACACGGTGAAGCATCCGTCAGCATTATCAAAGACTGGATTTTCTTGACCGACACGGAAGCCCTGGCAATCAGGTGGCACATGGGAGCATATAGCGGAGAGCAGGACTGGGGAACGCTCAGCAAAGTATACGACCGCTGCCCGGAAGCCCTGTGCCTGCACATGGCTGACATGATCGCAACGCACATCATGGAGGTAGAAGAGTGAGCAGAGGCACTGCCTACTATGATCTTCCGAATGGTGAGCGAATAGAACTGCCGACAACCATGCCGGATGCTGAGGAAGTGCCGGGACCCCTATGTGATGGAAAATTTGAATTGCCAGAAGCCGTAAAAGAAATGTTCAAGTGGATGGATGAAACATTCGGAACATGGGAAAGCGACTTCAGCAGTTTCAAAATCTGGATGAAATTGCGGAAAAACTTCAATCCACCGGTGCGCTGGGAAGCGGTGCAAGACAAGCGTCGAAACCCAAAGCCTTTGGGCCGAAACACCTATTTATATAAAGCGAGGAAGATCAAGAGCTTGGCAAGAAGTACACATACCAGAGCATCCCTGCACAAGGGAAAACAAAAGGGTACTGAAGAACAGTGCAAGCACACATTCAAGATAACCGCAGCCCGGTGCGCACCTTGCAGTGGTTACAACGTGGAGTGCAAGCACTACGAGAAAAACAGTGCCGCTGATACAAAGCATGGTTCTTCTCGAACGTGAAATAAGCAGCCCTGCACCGCAGAAGCGGGGCTGCTTTTATATGGCGCATGGCGCTTTTTCTAGGCATTGAGCGCTGCAAGCAGGGCCGGACCCTGTATGTGCCGAGTTGAGTTTTCCATGGAAGCCGGTACGGTCAGGAAATCAGCCGGCCGACATAGCGGAATGGTGCTGTACAGCAGCGTCCTCCTTTCCGTTAAAGCCCGGTGCAAAACCGGGCTGCCATTTCCGCAAAAGACGCACCCGCATGGAATCGACGGGAACGGGTGCGCCGCAGCATGAGCGTAGAAATGCCCTGTTCAATCCGTCCAGGAACAAAAGCGGTAGGCCGTTGCCGCGGCCGCCCCGTCCGGTACTCTCTTGCCGGGCGGGTTTGATATGCGGACGCATAGAGGATGTACTTGCTTCTGACTATCCCCCATGAGCAGGTGAGCCGGTTCGATACCGACCGTCCGTGCAAGAAAAGAAATGAGGAAAATGAATGGAACTGGAATGCTTAACGCCGGAGTTTCCACAAGGAGCGAGAATTTACAGCGTGGACGGGGTGGCACCGTCGCTGCTCAATAGCGCTTCGGCCATGAGATCGCAAGGCTTTTTGGTCTGCGGGGGGGGGAAAAAACAGCATGAAAATATGCGAAAGTAAGCCGGTGATTTGCAGAGCGTCAGGGCAGGCATCGGCTGATACGCTGGATAACACCTGCCCTTGTCTGACGTGTGACCATGAAGCACCTATTGTTGCCGGATCATACTGCTTGGCGGGGAATATGATAGACCGCAACACCGGGATGAACGGCACGGGAGTAGACGAGAATGTGACATTCACGCTGAACACCGTTGACCGTCACGCGGTAGCCTATGACGCAAGGCACCATTGCCTGAACGGCAATGTGAGCGGAACATTGCAGGCTAAAGGGGAAGGCGGATGGAGCCTGAACTACATAAATCCGGTAATTCAACCGTTGCCGGAAGCAACCGGAGCGGATACCTATAATGGAACTGTTACCGGAGAGGTGGCGGCAACGCTTACAAAAGTGAACGGCGTAGCAACGAGTGGACCAAAAGTGATTCAAGCCGGCGAAAAGGGTTCACCGGACTGGATTGTCCGCCGTCTTATCCCATTGGAATGCGGCCGATTGCAGGGCTTCCCTGATGGGTGGGCAGAAATCGCACCGCTGACCTCTCCACAAGAGTTTCCATTCTGGCGTGAAGTATATGCCAGAGATTGCGAAATCAAAGGGAAAAGACCGAGCAGAAAAATTGTGCAGGGTGGCAGCACTGAAAGCGACAAGGCATTGATGCGCTGGCATGACGGCCTGCATAGCATGGCAGCAGAGTATGCCATGTGGGGCAATGGTATGGCGTTGCCGAACGCACTGTTCTTTGTCAAAAATGCTTTCCGGGAACTGGGCAAACCAGCCGAGGACGTGAAGTTGGGAAGCCTGTTTGACGGCGGCGGAACGATGCCGCTGTGCGCGGTAATGTGCGGTGGACGGGCAGTATGGGCAAGTGAGGTGGAGCCGTACCCTATTGCCGTCACGAGAACGCACCTGCCGCATATGAAGCACCTAGGAAGCGTGAAGGATGTCCGGGGAGACAAAATCGAGCCAGTAGATATTATTACGTTCGGATCTCCTTGCCAGGACTTGAGCATTGCTGGAAAACGCGCCGGCCTGGGTGGCGGAAGATCTGGGCTATTCTGGGAAGCAATCAGAATCATCATAGAAATGCTGGTTGCAACAAATGGCAAATATCCGCGCTTTGTGATCTGGGAAAATGTGCCCGGTGCACTTTCGTCAAATGGAGGGAAGGATTTTGAAACGGTCCTCAATGAACTACTTCGTATCAGAGGATTTGCCGGAGGTAGAGCAGATAAGCCTATTCTCCAACATGGCAAGTGGGGGGCTTCGCAAACTACGGAGCTGTTGCCTATCGAATCGTCAATGCTCAATACTGGGGAATCCCCCAGCGCAGGCGCAGAGTATATGCTGTCTGCGATACTCGTAGAGAATCCGCCGGAGTGGTCGCTTTTGAGCGAAAAGGCACTCAATGGGATTTTAACCCGTGCATCCCGAAGGGGGAAGAAATTGCCGGACTTACTGCTGACTGCTATTCATGGCATGATCGAATGGTGGCATCGAGGCCAGCGGGGGGGGGGCAGCATGGAGCCTACACCGTGAAGATCCGGTCAGGGTGTGAGGGTGGCGGAAAAGGAGCACTTGTTCAGAAAGAACTTTCTGCAACACTGGCGACACATCAGGATCAAACTCTTTTTGAGCTGAGAAATATGGTACTGAATGACCAAGGCGGAGGAAGAATGAGCGTCACGCAGGGAACGTCCGGGACGCTCAGAGCACAGGAGCATGGGCATCCGCCAATTACTTTTGACAAGATGGGAGGAACGGAAAAAACATGAAAGTGGACATATCAAAAATTGCCTTGGTAGTAGTCATGATTGCTGGCATACAGACCAGTGTACTTTATCACCGGGTCAATGACCTGGAATGCCAGCGGGATATTTACAAGTCAAGGTATGAGGACTGGGAGGGCGTGTCGAAAGAGATTGCAGAGTACGCCGATACCCTGCGGGATTCTCTGAAAGCACGGGACCGGCTGGATGGGAAGCTGCTGGTTGAAGATGCTGGAGATTTTCTCTGTACAGCCTATTGCACCGAAAAGCGAGAGCACATCTGCGGAACAGGAACCGGGATCACAGCCAGCGGTGCCCCCGTGGAAGCTGATGTGACGGTGGCGGCAGACCCGGACGTGTTCCCGTTTGGGACTGTCCTCTATATCGAGGATGTAGGAGTGCGGATCGTTCAGGACAAAGGAGCGGGAATCCAGGGAAAACACTTGGACGTAGCCGTTTCTGGAAGCCACGAAGATGCACTGAGCTGGCAAGGCTATGGAACGCACCGGGTCTGGATCATCCAGGAGGCAGCGAAGTGATGTGGGGCAAGCTCCAAACGCACGGAGACAAGAAAAATGACGCAGAAGTTTTGGCTATTGCTGCTGCGGGTGCCCCGTTGGATGTCATGGCTATGTTTTTTGAATCACACATTGAGGAGTTGCCTGACTTGTGCGTTGAAAAACTTGCAGAAGCAGTTGATAAACGCGCCAGCGATACTCCATGTCACTGGGAATCTGAAAACTGGAAAGACCTTGCAGCTTGGGCAAGAATTGAACTTAAAAGGAGAAAAAGCAATGGACGGATTTGTGAAAACACTGGGTGTTCTGATGGTTTTGGCAGCTGTGGCACTGTGGGCGGCATTGATTTTCTTTGTGCCGGCCGCACTGATTAAATTCCTTTGGCTGTATCTGGTGGCATGATGGACAATGAAACACTGACACGGATCCTCTCGGCACGGTTTATAACGTGTAATGAACAGACCAGAAAAGGCAGTAAAGGCTGCACGAAAGAGTGCAAGCTCTATGAGCTACAAGAGCCGGGTATGACCTGCCGGGACAGCGTCCTTCTCCACGCAGAGGAAGCAAAGAAAATTTTGAAAATAAGGTCGCACAACTCCTGACACAGGCCGCCCGCTGCGGCGGCCTTTTTTGTGAGCATGGGAACAGGCCCGGCCCGGTTCAACTCCGGGATTGCCCAAAACTGAAAGGAGAACACACCGATGCAGAGGTACTACATTTTGCTGAAAGCGACCGGTGCTGGTGGGTGGCCGGGTTGGCTGCCGTACCGGCTGGATGCGGACAGCGCCGAACAGGCTGTTGAAAAAGCCAAGGAGCAGGCCGAGAATCATTACCCGGAGTACGAAAAGTTTGAAGTTCAGGCTATCGAAATTGAAAGGAGAAGCAAATGAAGCTGGCAGCAATCGCAAAGCTCATTAAGGCAGATGGGTACTGTAAACTCTACAAAGTGTTCTATGACGATTGCAGAACCTATGATTTGTACATTGGAACCAAAACGGCAATCTTCCCGCTGACCGGATTTCCGAAGGCACAAAATGAAAGTGAGTTGGCAACCCTCCTGGGCATCAGCAAAAAGGAATGGGCAGACATCGAGTTTGATAATGACTGCCCGGATGATCTCCATCACATCGAAGGGATGGATTTGGACGACACGGAAGACGGAGAAATGGACTGCGTGACCGGAAGAATCAGTATCCGGTACTGCGGGTGTGAACTGGTTCCAATGATCGAGCCTGTTTCGGGAACGGTCGGTTTTGTGGATGCGAAGCAGATCATGCCAGTAGCAGATGAAATCCGCAAGAGCGGATATTTCAAATACTGCGCCAGGAAGATGGCGAGCGGCGGACGCTACTATGTTATCAAGGACGGAATGGTGGTGCGCGGCGCGGTGCTTCCTGTAAAGCTGGAACCTCTGGCAAAGTCTGGACTGCGTGAGCTTGCCGACATGGTGAAAAAGACTAGGGATGTTGCCGATGTGGAGGACTTGAGCGAACAGGAGAACAAAAACGATGCGTAAGACTTTGGAACTGCTGGCTTTGTCCACCTGCACTGCCGCGCTGTGCGTAACACTGACTGGGTGTGAAGCAGTCAAGGGCACAGCAAGCGGTGAAAAACCGGTCAAGACGGTATATGTTTACCTGCCGGACGGCACTTTACTGGACAAAGGACGGGCGGACAAGGTAAGTTCGTTTGCACACAATGATCGTATCGTGAAAGTCACGATTGACGGGAAAACATACGAGACCAGCTGGGCCAATGTGGTTTTAGTGGAGGAATAACGATGAGCAAGATTTTGAAAAGTGTAACCTTGGGTGATGTGAAAAATGGTGGCATCTTCAGAGCGCTGGGCAAGGAGTTTGTGAAGCTGGATGCGGACGAACACGGCTGCCTTGTACTGGCAAAGGAAATTTGGACGAGAATGCCGTTCCGTGAAGGTGACGACCCAGAATGCCCCAACGATCTGCGCCGGAGCGAGATTATGCCATATCTGGGTAACTGCCTGGCAGAGTTTACAAAGAACGGCACTCCGCTGAGTACATTCATTCCGCTCAGAATCGACCTTCAGGACACGACCGGCCAGAACGAATACGGAATCTTTGAAGTGAGGATTGGCCTGTTGACCCTGCGCGGGTACGGAAAATATTGGCGGCTGATCCCGAAGGTAGATGCGCCGTGGTGGTTGGCAACGCCTTACGGTACGCCGAATTGCTCTCCGTACACCAACAATAGCGGCAACGGCTGGCACGTCTACACCGATGGCTCCAACGGCAACTACTGGTGCGGCAGCTCCTATGGTGTTCGCCCCGTTTTGTGCTTTTCCTCTGCACTCTTGGTCTCTGTCGAGGACGAAAGAGAGGCCGGGTTTTCGCTTTCCGATGTTCCGCTGGATGACCTGCTGGCCGAAATCAAGAGCCGGACGGAGGGCTAATCATGGATGCGGTAAAAAATGACGTGAAGCGGCTGGTCAAAATTGAGCTGGCCGCTGCAAACAAGAAGTTTCGGATGTTTGCAGGGCCGCATGAGGGCGCGGGAATCATCCAAGAAGAAGTCGTGGAAGCTGTGCAGGAAATGAACGGTCTGCGTCAGGAACTCAATGCAATGTGGATGAATGTTTACTCCAACAATCCGCAGATTTCCACGAAGGGTGTATATGACCGGGCTGTTGCTCTGGCCGTGGAAGCTATTCAGACAGCAGCGATGGCCCGGAAGTTTGAGCGCAGCCAGCGCCGTCACTGGCCGGGGGCAAAGGATCCGCACTATGGTGAAGAAGAATGACGCACCTACCGAAATCGAGACCATCACGCTGACCATGAGCCGTCCGGTGGCGGAGGCTGTACAGGCTGCCTGCGAGTGGTATCTGCGGCTGCACATGGGGCAGTTCTGGGATCTGGCAGAAGATTTGTGCTTTGCAAAATTCTACTCTGATCTAAAAAATGGGGCATTCAAGACCAAGGAACAGGAAGATAACGCTTTTAAGGTTGCGATGGACCGAAGAGATTTCATGTGCGTAGGAATGGAACAAGCATATAACAGATTTGTTCTCCCCGCCCCTATCTCGGATGTAATGAGAGTGCCGTACCGGGCAGAACAGGTATGGCTTACCATTCGCCACGCACTGGCATGGCATGACAAGCCGGAGGGTGATCCATGGAATGTGTGCTTTGATAAGCCGCTGAACCGCAGCGACCAGCCGCAGCCGGTAGTAAAACTCAATGAAAAGCAGGAGGCAAAGAAGAAATGAGAAAGATTTTTATGGTGGGAGCATCTGCGGTGGCAAGCGTTTTACTGATGACGGGATGCAACAAGCAGGTAATTGATTTGACATACGAATATTCGCAGGCACAGATTAAAATGCCGGATGGAACCGTAATTGAGGGCAAGGTGGATAGCTGGAACGATTATGAAGGCGACCAGTTACAGGTCAAAATTAACGGAACAACATATCTGGCCCATTCGTCAAACGTGGTCCTCTGGCACTGAGCAAGGGCAAAGTTCGGGATCGAGAGGAAGAAGTTGCACCCGAACCTTGAAGATTTTGAAGTTGGAAAGTTGGAGACAGTACCATGAGACAGAACGGAGCAATGTTTATCTGCAACCGGTGCAGAAAGCAGGTGTTCGCGGAACGGTTCGACGATGGTGTGTTTGACCAGAAAGCATTGGATGGTTGGGCGCTTGAAATGAGAAACATCCATGGAATCGGAGATCTGTGCCCGGAGTGCTACAAAGTGTACCGCGAAACGATGAATCGTTTTTATGAAGGTGGCCGACATGGAGGATAAGACAGATAACTCCGAGAAAAAGGAAGAACACGATTCTTTGAAACCTGCAAGGGATGCCATTGCAACTGCTATGCGGGCCGCCCAATTTGCGAAAGCGATCGGCACCCCACTGCCGAAACCACTTATTGGGAACCGCACGCCTGTCCGATTTGCCACACACTGCTAGAACCGTGACGAAAGGAACACAGGATGATGGAACCTGAAAGAACCTGCTGCACCTGCCGCTGGCATGAGGGCTACACCTGGGTATGCTTCAACGGCAATTCACCGAACCGTGCCGACTTCACTGACCCGGAGGACACCTGCGAGTGCTGGGAAGTCAGAACGGAAGAAAACAGCATCGGTGACTACGAAGTAAACTAATCAAGCTCTAATCAAGAATTAAGCAAGCCCGTCGTTAAATTGCCGCCCTGACGAGGCGGCAAGGGGCTTGTATGTGTAACTTAATCTAGCGACCACAGAAGAACACAAGCCGGGGAAAGCGGGGGTCAAGGGGGAGAAAACGAGGGCGGGTCTGTAGGGCTTGACGGAATAGGAAACTTAGAAAGACCTGCCCGGCGTTGTATCCCCCTTGCCCTGCGAAGCCGTGTGTGTTTGGTCCACAGAAAAGAAAATCCCAGTAGAACTTTGCGGAAGGAGGAAGTGAACGGTGCGGGCATGGTACATTCGGGAGCAGAAACACATTCTCGGAACATCCGATTATGCAGAAGTGGATCTCTTTGAAACAACGGACAAGGAACACACCGCGAGCACCCGCCGCAAAAGAGAGCTGGCAACCTCCATTGCGCAGCAGAAGTATAACGACATGATAGCAAGGCGGTATTTCTGCCAGCTGGCCTATACGAATTTCGGGGAAAGCGACTGGGCAGTCACGTTTACATACGACCACAACCACCAGCCAGCACCCGGAGATTTTGACCAAGTAGACCGGGACTGGACGAATTTTACTCGCCGCTTGAAGCGCTTCTGCAAAAAGATGGGTCGAGAAGCATCCAAGTGGATGCAGGTTGCAGAGTACAGCGTGATGGATGAGGACGGGAAAGTTACCGGCAGACACCACCATCATGCGATCCTGCAAGGCAATCTGACATGGCAGGAGATCAAGGACTTGTGGCGGGACAGCACCGGGCGGCCGATGGGGCTTGTGAAAGTTGAACCTATCGATCTGACCTGTTCCAGCTTTGAACACTTGACAACCTACATGACGAAAGCCCGCGCCCGTATCCGGCGCTGGCGGCAGAGCCAAGGACTGAAAAAGCCGAAAACTCCGCGCCCGAACGACACAAGATGGAGCCGCAAGCGCTTTGACGAAGCGTTTACCCTACCGGATGACCGTGCGTACTGGGAGAAAAAATACCCTGGCTATACTCTGCGTGAGTGTGAGCAGCATATCACCGGCAACAACACCAAGCATTTGATCCTCAAGTTGAAAAAGAAACCGGAGACCCGGCGGAAGAACAGGAGAAACCAGCCATGAGCATGAGATTGGAACTTTCTGACCTGCCGCCACGCTACCGGGCACAGGCGGAAAAGCAGCTTGCACAGAGAAGGTGCGGGGGCAAAGCTGCACCTGCATCGTTGGAAGCCGCTGTGAATGCCGCCAGATCGACCGGACACGAGTTTGACAGCCGGGGCGAGTATGACTACTACATGGGAACTGTTCTGCCCAAAGTCCAGAGTGGCGAGGTCGTGAAGGTAGAGCTGCACCGCAGGTTTACTATGCTGCCGGAAAAAGAATACGGCAATGTGAAGCTCCCGGCGGCGCACTATACCCCGGATTTTGTGCTGACCTATGCTGATGGCACGGTTGAGGTGGTGGAAGTGAAAAGCAAATTCACCCGGCGGCAGCAGCGTGATTACATCCACCGCCGCCGTATGTTTATCGATCTTGTGGCAGAACCGCAGCACTGGCGGTTTATTGAGCATATCACGCCAGATACGGCGGAAGAAATCAGAAAGTGGAAGCGCCTGGCCGAACAGGCGGGAAAGGATTCATCATGGGAAAAAGCAGGGCAAGGATGCCAGCATTCTACCGGCAGAGCATCCAGAATGCAGTGAATCAGCAAATCAACATCGGCAAGTCGAAGCACCGCACGACGCTGAACCGTGAGGCAATCGGGCAGGTCGTTTCGTACTGCGCAGTTGCCGCGGCACATGATCTCTGGGACTGGGGCGAGAAAGAATCTACGCTCCTGACCTTGAAAATGAACAATGCTGAATCCAGGTATATCATGGATCACGACAAGTACGGTGCACCGGAAGCCCTCAAGCGGCTGGAAGCACGCACTGCCAACTTGATGCCGGAAGAATTTTGGCTCCCGGCGGGTGGTCTGGTAGGCTCTGAAAAAAAGCTGCGTGTTCTGGCTGAACGCCGGGACGCTGCAAAGATGATCGTTCGTTTCTTTGCGGAATCACTGGAAGAAATGGAATATACCCCTGAACAAATTGAGGCCGTGAAGGAAGAAATCAAGAAAAATTACCAGCAGTTCCTCGGCTGGGTGGACGATGGCGGAGAAGAATTTGCCTATGATCGTCTGCGCCGGGTCATTGAGGACATTTACGGCGTGGGTGCCATGGTTGAGCGCGTCAAGGGTGAAGAACCCGTTTTCGGAGAACCCCTTTTCAAGAAAGATTTTTGATTTTTTGGGAGGACTGAGCAGTGAAAGTACACGAGGCGGAGGCAATCTTGAAATATTATGCGGACATCCCGCAGCGGATAGAGATCATCCGCCGTCAGTGCACCGCACTGAGCGATGAAGTGGACCCTATGCGGGGCATGGGCACCGATGGAATGCCCCGCGGCGGAACACCTGGGGACAGCACGGCGGCGATGGCCTGCCGGATGGATGAACTGGGCATTGGAGACCAACTACGTCAGCTGGAACGGCAGCGGGCTGTGTTGCTGGAAGATCAGAACATTATCCGAGGACAAATGAACCGGCTGGACAGTGGCCACAATCTGATTTTAACGGAGTTCTACATCAGCCACAAAAAATGGCACGAAGTACAGCAGAAAGTTCCATACAGTGTGCAGCACTTGAAGTACCTGCGAAACGTCGCTCTTGCACAGCTGGGAAGGAACCTGGAACGGCTCCCGGAGTGCGCCGCTTTATTATCGCGTGCGTTAAACACGCGCGAGGGACAGCGCCGAGCGGATGCCTGGGCGGAGGGTGACATTCTCTTATAGGCAAAGCTGCCTGCGGAACTTCATGTGCAGGCGCTTCCGCAAAATCGTGTCCGATGGTCGTAGAAAAACAAACACGACTACCCCAAAAATCTGAAAACAGGCATAGAAATAACCCGGCGGGCAGTTGGCCTACCGGGTTTCGTGCAAAGGAGGACAAAGTTATGGGAAAGAAGCATAAAAACAAGGTTCGGGTGCTGCCCGGAAGGATGTATAGGCTGGTGCGGAGTGACAGGAGCGTATACTGTGACGCAGAGAACGCGCTCAGAACCTGCTTTATCGAAGAAACCAAAGAGCAGCAGGCCGCACGGGAAGAGGGCGAACTGTGCCGGTTCGTGAGGATGGCACCGGATGGTGGCGTTGAACTGATTTCAAACGCAGGAAACGTAGTCCGTTTCAAGAACACAGAAGATCTTGCGAAAATGCTGCGTTTCGCAAAAGATGTGCTGAGGGTTACGGAGGCCTTGAAAAATGGGAATCAAAATTGAACTGACCGATGATAAAATTATTGAACCGTCTGGCGGAATAGCAATGTTTGACCTTCCGGGCAGAGAATTTCCGGGGAACGAGGATGTGCTGTTTGATCTGCGCTGGTCTGTGATTCCACGGAGAGAGGGCGGAATTGAAGTCTTTGGAGGAAATGATGGCAAAATAGTCCTGGAATCGGAAGAAGAGGTAAAGGATCTGTGCGAAGCTATGATACGTCAAATTAGAGCAAAACCGATATTCTCGGATTCAGGAGAGCCGCTGCTGGACTGCCAATCTGAAAGGCGGGCAGCTGAACCGGATTTACGCGAAGGAGGACAAAGTGAAGATCAAAATTGAGATTGACAGCGGCATGATAAGCCCGCGAGAATATGCCGTTAGAACCATCGCAAAAGAAATCGTGAAAACTGGAATCAAAGAAAAGCAGATCTGGTACAACGAAGCGGCAATCCAAACCGAATTGGAAAATGCAGAGGTAGGAAGGCTCGTCAGGTGTTGGTTAAAAAATGTTTGGCCGCTTCCACAGCTACGTTCTTTGCAATCTCGATTATCACATCTGCGCTGAAAGAGCCGGCCTTTTTGGCAACGCTTTTGACCTTTTCCCAGTTCGTATCAGACCGAATGTTTTCAAGAAATCTATGCCCATCAGGCGTAATGCGGGAAATGGGAATGCGATAAGTGTCTTTCGAGAAAAGCGTTTCAACAAACCCGGATTTGACGCAATACTCAACGGCGTAAAAGAGATCGTCGTTGTCGTAGGTCTTTTCAAGTTCAAGCTGGTAGGCTGGCGGTGTTTCCGGGTCATCCAGCAGGAAGTCGTTCACATTGTTTTTCTGGTAAGAAATGAAATAGCAATAGTGGTTATAGTCTGTGTACTCTTCTGCGCAAAGCATAACGGCGCGGACGCAATCCATGTTTAACTTCATACAAACCATCCTTTCAACACCATAAGCCCGTCAGGTCATCGACCCGGCGGGCTTTTTGAATTTCGTGATTTACTTTTCGTGTGGCGGCTGGTCATCCGGCGGAGCGTTGCGCTTGATGATGATCTGCGCCTCGTTGAGATCACGACCTTCCTCTGTGTTGGCCTGGGCAATCTGTTCAGCCAGACCTACCGGCAGACCGTTTTCGTCCAGCGGCCCAGTGTAGCCGTCGTAGTCCACGATGTTGATGCAGGGCGGTGGCGGGACGGTCTTGTAATACCTGCCGTCCTCATAGTTCTGATCCGTGACCCGGTTCCAGTAACCAATGTCGCCGTGCTCTTCCTGGGCGGCTTCCATTGCGTCTCTGGCCTGTTCTTCCGTCAGACCATCGAACAGCAGGCGGGAGCCGTCCGCAAAAGCAGCGACCAAACGCCACGGGGCAAAAAATTCAATTTCGTCCATGAATATGCTCCATTTCGTGCCGTTTTAGTGAATGAGTTGAAGTTTTGATAACGAAAAAGTTCAATTCAATCACAAAAAAGTGAATTTCGTGGTTAAAAAGCTGCTTTTCGTGGCTAAGACCGGATTTTTGCAGATAAATTGCAAATTTCGCGGTCAAAAAGTAAGATTTCGTGAAGTAAGATTCTTTACTCCGGGATGTAACCATTCAGGCAGCGATTAAAACCGCGTTTCGTGAGGGCATCGGTAACTCTGTCCTCTGGGAAGTAGTAAGCAGAACCGTCTGCCGCAGGAACAGCCCCGGCGGGATACTCTGCGCCGGTGTACCAGTCCGTTTCCGTGTCGTACTTGCGGTGAAGGTACTTGTAAACGTCGCGCTGGGCTTTGTCGAACACCTCCACGAAAGAGAAGGATGCACAAGGGGGCATCTCTTTTGCCAGCATGGGTGCGTTCTGCGCCAGCCATGCAGCCATTACGGTTTTGGCCGCATTTCGTTTCGGCTTGCCTTCCCGGTGCACCAGATCCAGCAGCTGCACAACAAAGGGCTTTGGCAGATCGTTCAGCACTTCTTCCAGCGGGTACGGATTTTCGTGCAGCAGGGGCGACGTGCGCAGCTCCGGCACGAGATCCAGATCGTGACAGGTTACAGGCTTCTGGCGGTCGTCGATGCGCTCACTGGTGTAATACAGCATATCCTTGATTGCATTCTGTGCCGCGTCGGAAAGCTGCTCCACCAGAGCAACACTGTCTGCAAAGCTGATCTGCGCCTCGTTTCGTTCGCCGGTGCTGCGGCCCGTCTTATAGGCCGCATCAATGATACCAAGCTCCATAGCCAGCCGGAAAATGTGCTTGCAGGGCTTTTTGCGCTTTACAAAATCGTTGCAGGTGCAGCTTGCAAGGCTGGTCTGATACGGCTCTTTGCCGGATCCATAGAAAACCCCGGTTTCGTGTTCCTTGTCCACAGAAAGCGGGCTTGTCTTGCTCTGCTGGGCGATGGCAAAGCGCTTTTCTTCGTCAGTGTCTGCGGGATGCTCTGTCCAGGGGCCGAAGGCGGGAATCATAGTCATAACGGGAAACCTCCTTTTCGTGTTTCGTTACTGTCATGATAGAACAAAACGCAAACAAAAGCAATAAAAGGCAAGAAGATTTCGTGCAGAGGCACCAGAATGACCCCGGCGGGCTGCCGGGAAGATGGGGCGGGACTACTTTACGGTGCCTGCCCTGCCAGAGCTTCCGGGTCTGCGCTCAGACGTGGACGGTGGGCAGAGCTACCAGGTCGGCGAGGCGGGGCACGGTCAAGCGGTGACGTTCTGTCACCGGTTCCGGGCACTGGATCTGGGCGATGGTGCCCTGGTTCTTCATGGTTGTTGCTCCTTTTCGTGATACTGGATTTCGCGATACTCCCGGCGGCTGCCGGGGCTGGCTGTCAGAACGGCAGGCCGGTATAGTTGCGCATGGGAATGGCATCGGCGGCGGGCACCAGCATATTAAGCAACTGCCGGTATAAAGCCGGGTTTGCTGCACGCTGGGCACGGAAGTCCTCTAGGAATTGCGCCTGTGCTGCCAGATCTGCCAAGTTTTCGTCATCCACGTTGTAGCATTGGCATTGATCCGGCCCAGCGGAGTATATCCAACATCGAACCATGAAAACACCTCCTTTCTGTTTCGTGATGTTCCCGACGTAAATGCCGGGAAGATGGGGCGGGGTTGCTTTGTCCGGTGCAGCCCTGCCAAAATATCCGGTTTCGTGTTAAGCGTTCAGCTGTAAAAACGTGCTCTGCGTGGGGATCAGGTGCCGGGTGAGGGTGTCGGTGTAGCTGGCCTCCCCTTCGTAGCTGTCAACCACCCGGCGGTCTGCGGCGGCCATATCGTGATAGCTCTTTTTGCCGTAGGTTGGCGGCAGCCAGCCTTTGCGCTGTCCGGCGTAGAGGTTGAAGGACTTCAAAACGTCCGTGTTCGTAAACTCAATGTGGCAGGTGCCTTTCTTGTAAAACGTGGCGGTGAAATAGTGCAGCTGGATCTTCTGGGTCTGGCCGCTCTTTTCGGCGGCATCCAGAACGGCGCGGAGTTCGTCCCCATTGTAGGGCTTGCCGTTCGTGTCCAGGAAGTGCAGTACACGCTCGATCTGGGCAACATGGCCTGTTGCGTTGTACCGGGGGCAGAAACGCCCATCGTATGTATCAAAGGCGTTGCAGCGGAAAATGACCTTGCGGTTGATCTTGTACGCGGAGTTCGTGCACCAGCCGTTGTAATAATGCACGTTCTTGCTGTACTCGTCGTTATAATGCAGGTTCGTCCAGTCGTCGAACAGCTTTATAATTTCGTGGTCGATGCTGGAAAGAAGATTTCGTGAAATTTCTTCCCGGACGGTCAGAATGTTGTACGCGCTGAAGTCGTAGCCTTCAAGCTCTTTGATTCGCTTCTGGTAATCCTGCTGCATTTCGTAGGTCATCGCATCGAACAGCTGCGGCATTTCAAACAGCTGTTTCCAGTACATCCCGCGCAGTTCCCGGATAGCGTCGTTATAAGATTTCGTGAAAGCCATCACAGGGTTTTCTTTCTTACCAGCGCCGGCAGAGGAAAACAACGACTTGATTCCGTTGTACTCTTCATAGATCCGGCGCACACCCTCTGCGGCGGCGTTGTACCGCTCAATGGCTGCCGTGATGGGGTCGGAAGATACCAGGGCGGCAAACTCCGGGTTTTCTTTCAAGCGCTCTGCGGTTTCGTTTTTCAGATCCAGCCGGATCCGGCTCACCGGCTCCCGGTCGGGAATGTCCACCGACACAAGCGCCGCCTCCACGCGGGCGGCGCGGCGGGCGTTCTTGAACGCATCCGGGATATATTTTACCGTGGCGTGCAGCTCTTCCAGCTTTGCGGCCAGCTCTTTCCGTTCGTTGGTGCAGGGGTTGCGCAGGGTTTCGGCGTTGAGCAGACAGCGCACCTTGCCGCCGTCCTGCATGATGTCCAGCGCTTTGAGCAGGTGCCGCGCACCCTCTGAAAAAGGCGGGTTCATGACGATTGCGGCGTATTTCGTGGTGGGGCGGAAGGTCAGAAAGTTATCATGCACCACCCGAAAACCGTCTTTCTTCAGCTTTGCGCGGAAGTCGCTGGAAAGCTCGATGCAGTCAAACTCCGCGCTTCGTGCCTTTCCCTTGTCGTATTGGTCAACCTCGCCGGTCTTATAGTCGTGGTGGACGTTGAACGCCAGGGCATGGACCTGACGCGCAAGTGCTCCATCACCGGCGGACGGTTCAAGGATGGGTTTCGGGTAGGTGGTGAACCCGGATTTTACTTCCCGCAGGGAGAAAACCATATCAAAGGCCAGACTGTCCGGTGTGGGGTAGAAGTCCAGGGAATCGTTTGGGGTGGTCATCGTGTAAACCTCTTTTCGTGTTTCGTGTCATGCTCCCGGCACTTTGCCGGGGCTGTGGGGCTGGGCCGCTTTATCCGGTGCGGACCCTGCCAGGGCATCCGGTGCAGGTCATGCAAACAGGCGGTTGCATACCTGCTGTATTTCGTCATTCGCTTTCATGGGGGCCAGCAGCACGGCAACGGCGGCGCGTTTCGGGTCTATGGTGTCTGTTGCCAGGATGGGCGCAAACGGGCTGTTGCTGCAGTGGTAAACAAATTCGTGATGATCCACAAAAGCGTCATACTCCGAATTTATCATGATGGGCCGGGATCCATAGCGGAACATTCGGAACGTGCCCCAGATCTTGCCCTTCATCTCGACTTCCTGCAAAAGAGAAGTGTGCTTGACCTCTTCTTTGCAGTTGCTGAGCTTCTGGAACATCTGCGCGGCGGTCAGCTGGTGCGGATCGTTGACCACAAACCCGTCATCGCTGGAAACGATGGTCACACCATCGGCGGGGGCTGCCTGCATGGTGATGGGCTGGATCACTTCCGGGTAAAGGACGGCGGGCAGCTTGAACGCTGCATAGCCGGTGAAGATGTACACGCTGCCGCCCTGGCAGGTGATCCGCACGGCGTTGCGGTTCTTGGCCTGGCCTTTCAGATAGGCGGTGATCTTCTTCACGTTCAGGCCGGCGGGGGCGTTGCTGGATGCTCTTTTCATATTGCAAAAACTCCTTTTCGTGCTTCGTTCTGGTTTTCGTGCCCGGCGCTCTGCCGGGGTGGTGGGGCTGGGCTGCTTTGTGTCGGTGCAGCCCTGCCAGAGTATCCGGGGGCGGGTCAGGTGGTGAGCAGGTAGCCGCGGCGGGCGCAGATGAGGCGGAGGCGGGCGGCGGTGATCTGCTGCTGCACCTCCGCGGGGTGGCCGGTGCACTCTGCCTTGCGGCGCAGGCCCTGCAGCGTCCACTGCTGGCGCAAAACCTCGTTGATCTGATCGATGACGTTGCTAAACTTTTTCATGGTTCAAACTTCCTTTCGTGTTTCGTTTTGTGGTGATCCTCCCGGCGGGGTGCCGGTGGGAAGTGGGGCGGGGTTGCTTTGCCCGGTGCAGCCCTGCCAAAATATCCGGTTTCGTGGTGGTGGGTCATGCCAGCAGCCCGGCGGCGATGCTTTCAAAGTCCAGCTGTTTCACGGGTGCTTCATCCGGCGCGGCTACGGCGGCGGGGGCCTGCTTTGCGTCCTCTACGGCCTTCCGGGTCTTGCGCCAGGCATCCAGCGCGGCGGCCTGACCCTTGCGGTCGGTTTCGGGGACAGCCAGGAAAGCGGCCTTTGCTTCCCGCTCTGCCTTGCGGAGCACATCCGGGGCGGGCTTTTTCGTGGCGGCGGGCTTGCTGGCCTTTTTCGTGGGCAGCGGATCGACGTGCACCAGCTCCGGCAATTCGTGGTGCTCTTCGGTGATGATGGGGGCCGGGGTGCTGGCGGTCTGCTCTGCCGCTGCCTTTGCGGCCTTGCGTTCTGCGGCCAGCTTTTTGTTATACTCCATGATGGCGGCGACAGATCCGAAGCGGCCGGCGGGGGCCTGCTTTGCGTCGTGTACCTGCAAGCAGCTGAACAGGTGCGATTTCGTGGGGTAGAAATGCGGCGCGGGGGCTGCTTCCTTGCCTTCGGCTTCAGCGGCTTCCCGCTGGGCCTTGCTGGGGCGGGTGGTGTACTTCCACAGGTAGCATTCAATCAAATGCGTTTCGCCCTTCTTGACACTCTTGCCTTCCTTCTTCCAGTGATCGAAGGTGTGCAGCTCTGCCGCTGCAAGGATGATTTCAACGTCCGCGATGGTGGCGGGCTGTTCGTCGCCGTTCTCGTCGGTGGTGACTGCGTTTGCAGCCATTGCGGCGATCTGCTCCGGGGTGTGGTGCGCGGTGGCGATGGCGTGCAGGGTGGCGGGGTCCAGCTTCGCGGCTTCGTTCATGATGATCTGATTGTTGGTCATGCCTTTCATGGTTCGTTCTCCTTTGTTCGTTGCGGTTGATATTCGGGATGATCTCCCGGCGGCTGCCGGGGTAGTGGGGCGGGGTCGCTTGGCGGTGCGGCCCTGCTAAGGTGTCCGGGGCGTTCAGCCCAAAAGAGCGGCGGCGGCATCCTGCCAGGTGGGGAAGGCGTAGAACGTGCGGCGTTCGTCGTTGGTGTTCTCGCCGGTGATCTGGGCGGCGATCCGCTGCCCGGTGCGGGGGTCCCACCCTTCCAGCCGATACCCGGCGGCCTGAAGGCGGCGGGCTGCAGCGTTCTCCTTGCGGTTCCGTTCGCGGATCTGTTCAAGTGTCATCATGGTGCAGGCTCCTTTCAATCTTCGGTGCAGCCGTGGCAGTAAAGCGCGTCAATCACTTTGTCATCGCTGAAATCTTCCGGGGTGCCGTTCGCGTCAACCACCAGGTCAACGCGGTCATAAATTCGCAGATCGGTTTCAGCGTCCACCACAAAATACCAGTCGTCACCGTCCAGCGCGTCGGTGCACCAGACTTCAACCGCGCCGTCATCGGTGGCGGTCATGCCCTGCACAATGGCCGGGGCGATGTAGCGGCCCAGGGGGCCGACGGTGTAGGGGCATTGCGCCGCGGCCTTTGGTGCGGTGCCTGCCAGCAGTGCGGCCACCAGTGCGGCGGCGGTGGTGATCTTCTTTGCAGTGTTCAAAAGTTTCATGCTCTTTGCTCCTTTGCTTTTTCAGCTTTGCCCGGCGGGCTGCCGGGGCTATGGGGCGGGGCCGCTTTGTTTGAGCGGTGCGACCCTGCCAGGGCCATCCGCTTGACTTTACCACCTTTCGGTGGTAAACTGGCTTACAAGATGCGTTGTGGAAAATTCATCTTGCAAGCCTGTCACCTGCTTTAGTGGGTGGCGGGCTTTTTTGCTGCCTGCTTCTTTTTCCACTCTGCCAGGTAGGCGGCCCAGATGGCACGCTTCAGGGTGGCGGGCAGCTTGAAAAATTCAATGCTCATGGTTCTAATCTCCTTTCTTTTGATTTGCCCCGGCGGGGCAGTGGGGCGGGGTCGCTTTGCGGTGCGGCCCTGCTAAGGTGTCCGGCGGGGGTTCAGCGGGCGGCGTCGGCCAGCTGGTTGATGTGGGCGGGGTGGATGTTGGGATAAAAGCCCATCCGGTCAAGGTCGGCGGGGGATGCGGCATTGTCGATGGATTCAGCCCAAACATGGGCGGCGGCGGATACTCGACCATCGGCGCGGCTGGTAGCGTTCACAAGGTTGGCAATGGTTTCACGGGCGGCATCTTTGCCGATCTTCCGAGCCAGTGCCTTGACGGTATCGGCGGGGTTGCCGGTGCAGGTGTCCTTGTAGATGGCGGTCAAGGTGTCGAGGTTGTCGCGGATCGTCCGGCGGGCGGCGATCATTTCGGGGCGGCTCATGTTCTCAAAGTTCAGCATTTCGGGTTTCTCCTTTCGGTTCGGTTGGTGTCTTGGCACGTCCACGTGCCGCTTGCTGTGGCCTTACTCTAGCACGTCCACGTGCTTCCTGTCAAGCACTATGACGTGTTTTTGGCGACTTGCACAAAAAACACGTTGATGTGCTGTGAAAATTGCACGTTGACGTGTTTCGCTGCAATATGTATAATATTCTTGATTCCATTAGGCCGAAAAGAAATGGGGGATACCATGCCAGTATCAGCAACAAAAAGGCGAAACAACGACAATTACAACGCAAAATGCGATGCAATCACGATCCGACCACTGAAGGCGACCGGCACAGCGATCCGCGCCGCGGCTGCTGCCGCTGGGCAAAGCCTGCAGGGGTATATCTTGCAGGCGGTCCGCGCCCGGATGGAGCAGGAAGGGCAGCCGTTAGAGATCGACCCGGCGGAATCCGGGGAAGAAGGGGGACTATAGGGGGTTACTGGGGGAGAGTTCTAGCCTGCTAGGTTAAAGCCCTACACCTGCTTCTCACTCCCGTTAGGTGGAGAATCTGACCCCTCCGGCAAACGGCAAAAACCGGCCCGGATGGAGCACCGCCAGCGCAAGCCGTGACGCTGGAACCGTTGCGCCTGGAACAGTGCCAGCGCTGACCATGCCCACCGGCACCGCCAGCAGATCAGCCCCACCACCGGCACCGGGACGCACCCCGCCGGAACCATTGCCGCCAGTGCAGACCAAAGGCCAGAGCAGCAGCGCACGCCGCGCCGTCTGCCCTGGTCTTTTTCTTTTGCCCATCTTCCCGCCGCTGGCCCTGCTGCCTGCCCTTTGCACCGGATCGCCTGCCGGATCGGTGCGGATCAGTGACGGCCCGGCCCGGTCGATGACCCCGCCGGCACCCCGCAACCGCAGCAGATCACCCCGCCCAACTGCACCGCCAGCCAGCAGCAGACCGACCACGCCAGCAGCACAAGCGCCGCACCGATGACCCCGCAGCCCACAAGCTGCACAGCCTGCACACCCTGCCAGCCCTCGCAGCAGCCAGCAGCCCACCGCCAGCACCTACCGACACCGCACCCCGCCAGCCCTGCCGCCCACCTGCCGCAGC